TATTTTATCTGCATCAAATCATCTGCCCACTCGCTAGTAAAAGCGATATATTCATCTGGAGTTAATTTAATAATTTTATCATTTGACATTTTTTAAATATCCTCCCTTCATCATAAACTTTTGTGGTACGATATGCTTGAACCAATCAATCATACTAGGAATGAATCCCAAGTCTTCTATGATGTGTCTTTCTGCAATTAGTCTGACGGGGACTTTTCTTCCGTCTGAATTAGTAATGGTAGTGCCAAACTTTTCCTCACAAGCAAAGCAGCCCTCTGCGTGGTGTCTTAATGCTCTATGTCTGAAGTCTGGCATTATCTTTTTACTCTCATCAAACCAATCGTGAATAGGTTGGTAGTCCTCTGGACTACCTCCCCATTTCTTTACAGATGATACTGCGTGATGATAACAGTTAGCCATTTTTCACCTCCTTGAATGTTTTACCAAGTCCATTCTCCCACGCCTCTGGGATAATCCAACTACACATATTTAATAACTCTCTTAACTTTGGTTTAAGGTTATGTTCATAATCTGGTTGGTCGCCTAGTATATGTGATAGTTCAATGATAAAATTTCTAAACTTATCTTCCATAATTTCATTATCTTTGTATGACATTATATCTCCTCCTCTTCACTATGTTCTACATAAGTAACATAGTCGTGTGATATTTTATTTTGAACTGCATCAAAAATAATATTGCCACTTTGACCTTCATTGATTTCCCAACCTCCGTGAAATGCCTCAAGATAATCATACGCCATCTCTTCAATGTAATCTTTTAAATCCATTGGGTCGGTTGTATACTTATAAGTGTGTTCTGTATGACACCAATATTTTCTTTCTCCAATATCTACTATGTGGTTTGCATTAAGATTGATAGTATCTTTACCTACATAAAAAGTTGCATCTTCCATTGAACCATCATCTCCAGAACCACTATAATATATCTCTACTCTATCTATCTTCATATCTTTAAGTATCTTGATTATTTGTGGTTTAACACTTTCTTTAAAGCCTTTCTTTTTTTTCTCTTGTCTGGCATAAAACTCTTCGTGCCATTTCTTATTTTCTGCATCTGTCTGGTGTATACTAATACTACCATCATTTTCTTTTTTGAACTCTGTCATTGTCATCTCCTTGTTAAGTTAATATAAGATATATCTTATAGGTATCTATATTATTGTCAACACCTAATGTCATTCCTTACAACTTTTTTTTTAAACAAAGTGTAAAATAAGCAAAAGTTTTAGGAAAATAGGAAAATTAGCAGAAAACATAGTATTACAGAGAAAAAGTTTTAGGAAAGTTTTAGGAATTTTTCCTAAACTTTAGGAATATTATAGACTTCTTACCGACCGACTGCTGCATTTTTTTTTTAATTTTTTTTTGTAAGTAAGTGCATTATACTATTTTGAATGAAGTTAACTGAATCAAAAATCTGGTCTTACATTAACAAGATTCAAAAGCAGAAAAAGAATTGGCATTTTGTAAGAATAGAATCTAACACAGTTAACGGAATCCCTGATGTTAATGGTGTTATCAATGGGCGTGAGTACTGGATAGAATTGAAGTGCAATCGTGGTAACAATATTGGATTAAGTAAGTATCAACTGTTGTGGCATAGCAAAAGAATACAATCTGGAGGCAAATGTTTTATTCTGCATCTGACCGAGAAGCACGAGCATATAGAAATTCTCGAGGTGCGAGATTCCCGTTCCCGTTCTCGTTTCCCGTTTCCCGTTCTCGTTAGTCTAGTGTCGTACGCCCAGCAGCCGTGCAGCCCAGTGCTGCGTTCCGGGACCCGGGTCCGGGAGGGGTTAGAAGAAGCCGTTGTTCAAATGTCCCGTTTGTAGTTCCCGTTTCCCGTTCTCGTTCGGCGTTTTCTGGTTAGGAGGCGTAGATTCATCTGGGAGGCTGCACGGCAGCACACCGCAGCACTGGAACAAGATTTACATAGAAAAAAAATTTTTGCATATATATAAAAGTGTGTTACAATAAAATTTTTCAAACTTAAAAAGAGGTAAAACAATGACACATAAAACTTGTAAAGAAAGAATTCAACAAGAATATCAGGACAGACTCGAACAGATAAGAACGGAAGAACAACCCCCTTTCTTGTCTTTTGATTATGTAGAGCCAAACACCTTTGAAGGTCAAAAGATCGGTTACTATCGTTATCAAATGGGGTGGGGTGGTCCTTCTGATGAATTTAGAGTATATGACAATAAAAAAGATAAAATAGAATATTGGTTTTTAGATTGGTTTGACGGAGCATCTATTGAGGTTGATGACATTGAGGTTGTTGACTTGGTTCGCTCTTATATAAATAGAGGGGGAGCAATAATTAAAACATTGCCTGAAGATTTGGTGTAGTCCCCCGTTCCCGTTTCCCGTTCCCGTTTTCGGGAACGGGATTTTTTTGTTTTGGTTTCTGGTTACAGCAGCAGCCCAGGCCCTGACCCGGGGGTAGAAAAAAGCAGTTGCAAAATATCCCATATATAATATAATGGTTCTTTTAAACTAAAAAGGAGATGAAGATGAATAAAGAAGAATTTTTAAAAGGACTAATCAAGTACGGAAAAGACAAAGGGTTTATTGAAGATAAGCCCGAAGCAGGCAAGACCTACACTTTGGTTGGTTCAGGTAAATGTATTGCAGGTGGAAATACTTGGGCAGAATCAGAAGTACATAAAAAGAAAGAAGACAAATGAGGGGGAAGTTCACGGGAAACGCAGTTGCGTTTCCCGTTTCTCGTTTAAATTGCCGTTGGGTCGTTCGGCGTTATCAGTTGGAGCTGGGCAGCCAGTTGCAGCGGCCTGGGCGTGATGGGCTGGAGGCTATGATGATATGATTCAGTTAGCAGTTTTCGTGGGTGTGTTGTGCGTTCTTTGGTTCTTCACTAGGTGGTTAGTGCTGTCTGTGGGCATCTTGGTTTTGTTCTACCTGATTTTTTTCTGTTAAAAATGCCGTTTCTCGTTTCAACTCCCGTTGGTGCGTTCGGCGTTTCTAGTTTGTAGTCCGGGCAGATCCCAGGCTGCAGCAGCCAGGTAGGCCGTGATGGTGTGTATGGGATATGTCTTATAGGTTTTTCCTATAGTAGATATAGGTTGCATCTATAAGATATATCTTATATACTATATGTATTATTAACTTAACTTGGAGGTTATTATGTCAGATACAAAACTGATATTACAAACATTACAAAGCTTTGAGCGTAAGCTTGAAGAGATTAAAACTAATGCGGTTACTAATCCGCAACCATTAACTGAAAGCAGTATTAATTGGTTGAATGTATATAAGGCTATGGAGTCTTGTGTCGAAGAGGTTATGGTCGCTTATCCTAATAGTGAAGTCACTAGACTATTAAGGAATAAACTAGCAGAGAGATTACAGCCTTTACTTGCTAGAATGAATGGGGAGGAACTATAATGGGATTATACTTTGCTAAAAAAATAAACATTAATCTTAAATTAACTGCTGAAGAGATTCGGCAGTTTAGAGAAGTGTTAACCGCTAACCTATTCCATAAAGATTATGAGAGTAGTTTAGAGAAACAACTACATAATAAGCTGACTACTAAAAGAGTAGAAAGTTTTATTAATAGTAAAACGAACTAACACTCCAAGTTAGTCGTTGCAACGAACAGAGTCTCTTCGGAGGCTCTGTTTTTTTTTGGTTTTTGCCGTTTGTGATTTTGCCGTTAAATTTCGTCAGGCTACCCGATAGTGTCTTCTTGCTAAAGTCGTGCAAGACAAATACACGTAAATATGCTATAAAAATTCTAAGATGCAAAAAGAGAATTTACCTGTAGAAAAACTGAGGCTCGAAGTAGAGAGGCTCTTGTTAAAACACATCAAGCTATGTCAAGACAATTTTTTATATTTTGTACAAGAGATCTGGCCTGATTTTATATGTAGAAAAGAAAAAGAAAAAAGTAAGTGGGGACATCATCAGATTATTGCAAATGAATTTACAAATATAGCAAAAGAAAGAAAAGGAAGGCTCATAATAAATATGCCTCCTAGACATACCAAATCAGAATTTGCTTCTGTATATTTTCCAGCGTGGATCATAGGGAAGTTTCCAAAATTAAAAATTATGCAAGTATCACACAATACAGAACTTGCAGTACGATTTGGAAGTAAGGTTCGTAATATTATTGATTCACCAGAGTACAAACAAATTTTTGGAGACGTAAAACTTCGTGAGGATTCCAAGGCAAAAGGAAGATGGGAAACAAATCAAGGTGGTGAATATTATGCAGCTGGTGTCGGTGCGTCTATCACGGGTCGTGGTGCGGACTTATTGATTATTGACGATCCACACACGGAACAAGATTCTATGTCAGATATTGCGATGGAACGTGCGTATGATTGGTACACATCAGGACCTCGACAAAGATTACAACCTGGAGGCTCAATATTATTGGTAATGACAAGATGGGCTGAAGATGATTTGACAGGAAGATTATTGAAGGCTCAAACGGAACCTAAAGCAGATACATGGCGACAAATTTCTTTTCCTGCGATCCTCGGATCTGGGAACCCAGTTTGGCCTGAGTATTGGGAACTAGAAGAATTAGAAAAGATAAAAGCTTCTGTTCCGATAAGAAACTGGTCAGCTCAATATATGCAAGAGCCAACTTCCGAAGAAGGTGCAATCATTAAACGTGAATGGTGG